CTGCCTGATCCTTCATTATTTCCAGTTCTAAATTCGGCAACTTCTTTTTTATATTCTGCTCTATAATAATCTCTCCATCTTAATAATTCTTCAACGGTTAATTTATTAAGTGAACGTCCAGCTATTGAATAACTTGAAACATCTGCATCTGCTCTATTTTCTAATATGCTCTCAATTTTATCGAGCATAACTTTGGCGTGGCTTCTAGTATCTCCAGTAGTTGCAAAATAATTATCTTTAACAGTTATTTTTCCTGAATCTATGACTAATGTTTCACTATCACTTGTTTGGAGAACTTTTAAAAACCATACATAATCTCCAGCAGTATAACTAGCTGTTGAAGAATTATCTAAAGTAAAAGTATAATCTGTTCCTGACTCTGTAACTGTTGCTGAAAATCTTGTTGAACCATCGCTTTCCAATGATGCTTCCCAAACCATTGAATAACTTGAAGGTGCATAATCAGCACCTATGTCTGTTCTTTTCCAGACAACTGTTTCTCCTTTATAAAAACTTATTGGTTCTTTTTCTGGTATATCTGTAAATATATTTGCCATATTAATTAATCATTCCACGATTTTACAAAATTACTATGCTTTCTGTAATGTTTCAACCTATTTGGATTAACTTTATGATCTACTTGTATTTGTGAATCACTTTGTCTTTCAGAAATTTTTTGTAAATCTGCATTTAATATTGTAAAAGCCGACAACGCATATACTCTACAATCCAACGCTTCATTTCTTGGTCGCATTAAAACCCATTCCCGTCTTTTAAAACCTCGTCTATATTTCGTTATAACTTTTTCTGCTGTCAACTGTTTGAAATATTCTTCTCCATATTTTTTTGGAAAATGACAATATCCAGCACCATAATCCTTTATTCTTAATCGTGAATATATTAATTCTTTAGCAGTATCAACGCCAATAGGAAATAAAGTTATTCTAGCAATATTATTTCTTGTAGGTCTACTAATAATTGCCCGTCCTTCTCCACCTATACCTTTAATCGCAAATATTCTTCGTGCATATTTTGGTTTGCAAAATTGATAAACTTGATTCGTATGGTGTCCACTATCAACACAAGTCGCAACGATTTTAAGTTTAGTTTTATTAGGTAATTCGTATGTTTTAGATAATATCAAATCTAATTCTTGCCAGACATTAGGTGCTGATGGATCGCCATAGATAGTATGATAATCAATACTCCACGTTTCTTCATTTAATCCCCAACCTAATATCTCTACTTCGATTCTATCGTCCTGAACATCAACTCCAGCAGTTAATAATATTACTTCATTAGGAATAACATAATCTTCACGTCTTTCGTATAAACCTAAATCATCAATTCGTTCTCCTTCATCTTCCCATGTTTCTCCTAAATAGGTATTTACAAAGACTCTTAATGTTTCAGGTAATTTTTTTGCTCGTAAGAACTCTCCAACTGCTTCTTCCATTGTTACCCATACAGAATAAAGACCATTCAATCTAAAACCAGCACGTCCATTAAATTTATCAGTTGCTTTCCATTGTCCTTTAGCGATATTTTTAATTCTTTCAATATCAGTCCATTTCTTTTCACAATGTTCACATATATATCTAGCTGTTTCAGGTTGGTTCTTGTCCCATTGTACTTGCGACCACTTTAGAACTTGTTTCTTCTTACACTTATGGCAAGGAACATAAAATAAACGCTTATCAGTATCTTCAAAAGCAGATTCAATCGCACTTGCACCTTTAACAGTAGGTGTTGATGTTAAAACCAACTTGCTATCCCAAAAGGTTGCACTTCTACGTTTAGCCAACATAACAGGATCGCCTTCACTTCCAGCAGTAGGTGGGTATCTATCTATCTCATCACATAAAACAATTTTAATTGGTCTTGATGCTAACGATGCTGGAGAATTAGCACCACAAGCTGTAATATGGCCACCATCAAATATCTTATGTAATACAGTATTTCCTGAATCCTTACTTTTAACTTCAGCAACTTTATATTTTAAAATTTCACTATCTCTTATCATTGGTGCCAATCTATCCTGACTCCAAGCACGAGCCATTTCTAAAGTTGGGTGGACCACTAATATAGGTGCTGGAGCATAAGCAATATAATAACCAATCGCATTAAGTAATATTTCTGTTTTACCTATTTGAGAACACGACATAACAACAACTTCAGTAATAGCTGGATCATTAATACTATTCATTATTTCTTTTTGAAATATTGCTCTGCTGGTTTCAAATTTACCAGCTTCACTACTGCTTTCAGTAGATAGGAATCTAAATTTATCTGCCCACTGACTTATTTTTAGATGTGGTGGTGGCTTTATTAGATTCATTGTCTTTTGCCACACTTCTGTCATCGCTTGTGATCTCATAAAGTGCCTCATATAGTTTGTCTTGTAATATCAATTTTATTTCGCTAATATTTTTAACAGTAACAACAACTGGAGCAACCTTATTTGGTATTGAAAGTAATTTTTGTTTTATTTTGTGTATTAGTTCTAGCCAGGTGCGTTTTACTTCTTCTTTCGGTATTAGTTCGCCTGTTGCCTTCATTTTTTCTATTTCTGCTATTTCTGCTTTAGCTTTAAGTAGTTTATTTTTATTTTTTAATACTTCTTCAGCAGTAAAATCTCCACCAGCTTTTGCTTTTAAAAAATCTATATATCCATGAACACTACTAACTAAATCATACTTTCCACGTTCAGCTTTAGGTATAATATTATCTTTAGCGAGTTGTTGTATTCTACGTTCAGATAGTTTTAATAGCTTTGCAATAGCTTCGATATTAAATGAAGTGGCCATTATGAAATAAAATATTTTTTAAATAACATTCTCCATAACCAAGAACGTGTTATAGATACACCAGTAAAGATTAGAGCAATGCCTATGCTATCGAGTATTGACGGATATAAACCAAAGAGTGGAAAAATTGTCAACTGTATGATGATTGCTAAAATAAATCCAGAACCTACATCAATAAAACTTTCAATTAAACTTCTCATTGAATAAACTTTCCAGTTAAAGTATTTTTGCAATAATAGGAAAAGACTTGTTTTCCTTTATATGTAACTCCTATTGGCAAGTAATCCATTTTAACTTTGCTTTTTAAAATATCATAACAAGTAAATTCAGGAACTATCATCATAGGTATTTGTTTAACAGTATAACTGGCACTCGTTGAAGCAAACATTAAAAATAATGTAACTAATTTCATCATCTTCCTTGACCAATATATTTTTTATAAACCTTATGCTTGGGATTTTTATTTTTAGCGTGTCTACCTTTACGCTTCTTTCTTGGTTGCTTAACGTGCTTATATCCATACGCTTTAGGTTTTGTTCTTGCCATGATTTTTTAACCTATTAATTTTTTCCATCATTCTACCATTTTCCAAATTAACTATTTGTAGATCGTCCCTTAATAGATCGTTTTCTTTTAATAAATCAAATACCTCTTTGTTGTATCTGCTTTTTAAAGTTACCAAATAACAAATGCTATCAATCTGTTCTTCGATAATATCTTCAATCCATTCTGGAATAGATTTAGGATTATCAGCCATTGTCTTTTTAAACTTTTCCATTCCTTGCTGGTGTCTTTTAAAAATTCTATCAATTACATTGTTGACAATAGGATCAGAAGTTTTAACTGTATATTTTTTCATTAATTCTTGGTTCATTTTAGTTAATTCTGCATTATCCTTTTTTAATGCGTTAATATATATACTTTTATCACTCATATTTTTTTACTACTCTTGCCTGTGTAATCTTCCCAGCGTTTAATTATTACATCAACATAAATTGGATCGAGTTCCATACCAAAACATTTTCTATTTAATTTCTCACAAGCTATTAAAGTTGTGCCAGTTCCCATAAAATAATCATAAACCGACATTGAGAAATCCATCTTTTCTATTATCCATAATGGGAATGATACGGGAAAAACAGCCTTATGTTTATTCGCAAATTCATTTGTAGAATTAGATTCTGTTTCTATGACATTGGGATATTTACCTTGCCAATTACAGGGAAATCCTCTGGTGTTCGTGTCATTAGATATGCAAAATAAAAATTCATATTTGGTATTAAATGAACCTTTAACAATATTGGGCGGTGCGATACTTTTATTCCAAATCAAAATATCTTTTAATTGATTCTTAAAATGATACTGAAATTCTATAAGTGGGATTCTGTTATGAGTTAATAACTGTAAATTAACAAAAACATATTCGCTTATAGACAATGCCATATCAGTTGATTTTTTTATCAATTCCAAATATTTGTCATCAGATAAATTATCAGGAATATTGATATATTTTTTATCAAATCCTTTTACCTCTCCTGTTAAATGGCTATTCTTATCCGCATTATATGGAGGACTTGTAAAACAAATATCAGCTTTTTGACCATTCATTAGCTTATTTACATCTTCTTCTTTAGTAGCATCTCCACACATTAATCTATGATTACCCAACTGATATATTTCTCCTAACTTCGACTTTGGTTTTTTAGGTTTATCAGGAACAGCATCATCATCAGTAAATCCTTTAACTTCATCAATAATTAAATCGTCCAATTCATTCTTTTCAAATCCTAAACTATCTAAATTAAAATCAAGTTTAGAAATATCTTTAAATTCTAATGTTAATTTTGAAAAATCCCATTCACTATCCTGATTAATTCTATTATCAGCTATCCTGTACGCTTTAGCTTTAACTGGAGAAAGATCAGCAATAATAACTGGCACTTTATTTAAACCAAGTTCTTTACCAGCTTCATATCTACTGTGGCCCACTATAATAATATTTTTTTTATCAACTACAATAGGTTGTTGGAAACCAAACTCTTTAATCGAATTAACAACCTTTGTAATATTTTGTTTTTTTCTTGGATTGTTAGAATAAGGTTTAATATCTTTTAAAGGAATATTTTTAATAACAGGTTTATGATTTAAGTTACTCATTACCAACTATGCCCACATTCAGGACATTCATTTTTTTTAGGTTTAGCTTCTTCAGGATCAGTTAAAGTTCCAGCTAATACTTGTGCAATCTCTTGTTCATTAAAGCCAGTCTGTTTCCACCATTCTGAATCTAATTTACTATTCAATTCCAGTTCTGCTAATTCATTTCTCAACAGAACTTTATCCCATTCAGATTCATCAGCAGAACGATTGTCTGCAATACGATACTTTCTAACATCTAAATCGTTTAAGTGATTCAATTCGATATAAGGAACGTCCGTCATTCCTAATCGTTTTGCCGCCTCGTATCTTGTATGCCCACTCACGATAAGTTTGTCCATCATATTGTTAATTGTGATAGGCACGTTGAATCCAAATGACTTAATAGACTCCATAACAAGTGGAACACCCTTTTGAATCTTGCGTGGATTCTTTGCATAAGGAATTAAATGTTCAATAGGAATTGTTTTAAGATTTGGATTTATTCTTATTTCTATCTTTTTCGACATAGAATTGCTTATACTAAAAACGAAACGAAACGCAAACCTGACTATGCTGTCTGCAAAGATTTTGCTGTCGCGCGAAACC